TGCATAAACTTTAGCACCTGTTTGTAATGCTATTTTTGCTAATCCGAACCACATTTTAACTCCTTTAATAATTCACAAAAATGTATTGCCTTGTCTATATCCTCTTTACCATTTTTCTTATCGTATCTGCAAATGTATTTTATAATTGAACCTTGTATAAAAGATAAGTTGTTTGCAGTTATAAACTCTATCGGAGATATGGTAAATCCTTTATAATGGTCTCCGCCTATTTGTTTATCTGTTGCTTTCTTATGATGTTGTAAGTCTGTATCAAAATCACTCATACTATCTTACCTATCCATTTACCTTTATTGTTTAATACCATAGGTAACAATCTAGGAATACCATTAAGTATTACTCCACAACCTAATATAAATCTTGTTCTAAAGTTTTTTGCATAGTTCATAGATAAACTTTTTTGATTTATCAGACATCCAACATTCATACCAAAGAATAAATTATCTGGATTTGCCCACCAAGATATAACAAACTTTGTATGATAATGACCCTGCACAGCACTCATACCCATTGTTTGAGATACCTTTAAAATGTCTGCACTTCTACCATGTGTAAAGAAACATCTTTGACCATTAGACATAGTAAGAGTTAAATCATCTATCCATTTCCATTTCTTTGTTCCTAAAAAATCTCCATAGTCTTTTAAGAACTCTCTACTCATTCCAAACTTTAAAGCTCTACGATAAACCAAGCTAGAGTGGTTACTATCTACTTCTATCATTTGTGGAAAGATAGATTCTAATTCTTTAACATATTTTTTTGATATTTGTAGTTCATGTCCTGGAGAATATAAATCAGGATCGTGTGTGTGCATATTGATAGCATGAAAGTCTAGTAGGTCTCCGATATTTACAATGAAGTCTGGTTTAAATTCTTTTTTTATTTCTTTTAAAAATGCAAAACTGTCTTGGTGGTGGTATGGAATATGAAGATCACTTATAACTAGAATTGATTTGTGCATATAATGTTCTTATATGCTATTAGTTGTGTTATTGCAACAGGGAGTAGAGTAAGTGAGTAGCTGCGATCAAACAAATAGTCCACATCACTTTTTCCATTCTTGAAACTCTCATTTCTAAATGAGCTAAATGATTTCCTCTAATAGTTTGTATTTCTGCTTTTAACAATTTTATTTCTCCCTCTATTCTTATAATTGATTCTCTGTTTGACCTAGAGGTACTCATCTTATTTTCTCTTTCTTCTTTTTCTTCTTAAATCTGTATCATGTTTCCTAGAGCCACGCATAAAAGAATTAACTCTACCCATAGACCATGCTGCCATAGATGTACGAGGTCTTGACCCTGATGATAAAAATGCTCCTTGACCTCTTCTATAAACTTTTTTAAGCATACCTAAAGTAATACCTTTTCTACTTTTAGCTTTTGCTCGTAAAGTAGATATAACTCTTGCTGATAATTTTCTTCTTCTAACTGCCACTTCTTCTCCTTGCTCTAAACATAGATGCAGGTATTCTTGCACCTGATTTATATAACCTAGACATAGTTTTTATTAAATTTGCTCTTGAACTTCTACTGCCACCTTTAAGTCCAGACAAATACTTTTTAGGTAATCCTGTTGCTTTGTCTTTTGGTACTTTTCTTCTTTTCTTTTTCCTAGCCATTATCTTTTTCTTTTTCTTCTTTTCTTATGAGCTGAATTTTTCATAAGTCTGCCATCAGGCATATAATGATAACCTCTAGGTGCTTTCTTTCTTCTTTTAACCATTATCTTCTTTTTTTTCTTTTGCCCATTTTACTTTTTCTGGGTTTGTTTTTTCTCTTTTTGTTTTTTCCATGTCCATAATGATATGGCATATTATCCTCCTAGTTTGTTAATTTACCACCTGACCATTTAGCGTCAGGTAATCCATTTTTATATGACTTGCCATCATAGGTCAATATTTGCTTTCTATTTGACTTGTCAGCGTAACTGACATGAATCCATCCAGAGTTTGCTTCGCCTGTCCAATATTCTAATATTAATTGATCGAACTCGCAGTTATTAGAAATCCACATTGCTACTTGCAAGTTTGACACACCACCTATTTCAAAATCTACAGCTTCTCCTTTTGTATGTTGTGATGTTGCTTTACTACCTATTGCTTCGCATAGTTCAGGACTTCTATAACCTGATGTAATAATAACTGGTTTTTCAAATTTAGCTCTTACTGGTTCTAATATATTATAACAAACATCAGTTAAGCTATTTATCTCTCCTGATCCTGCTTTATTAGATATACCTTTTCTAGTTGCAGTTTGTGATTTTTCAAACTCTTCTAATGTAAAATGTTTTGATAGTCTCATTTTGGGATTCCTAGTAATTTACGTTTATCAAATAGGTTGGTGTTGGCAAACTTTCCGTTTGCATGATTGTAATGTAAAAAAACTTGACAGCATATATCTCCTGTAAATTTCTCTCTCCAATGTTCTAGTTCACATCCACTATATATCAACATATCGCCTTGATGTAAAAGCACTTTTTTACCTTTTGGAGCATTAGGTTTGTGTATTTCTTTGTATTCATCTATAACAGTATCAGCTCCAGTTGGGTCTAAATATATTGCCCATAAATCGCCTCCTAAATGTAAAGTCGTAGATATTTCACAGCTAGGTCTATCTTTATGTTTTCTTAATACATTACCTTTATTATAAATTCTTGTGTAAGAATAGGTAGGAACAAGACTTAATCCTGTTTTCTTTTCCATGATAGGTTTAACATATAATAATAAAGTTTCCATAACCCAATCAGCATATTTAGAATAAGCTCCTGGTACTTGTTGATCTACCCAATTACCTATTATTGGATTTGCTGGATTAATGATATTATTTTGTGTCATATAATACACAGCATCTTGTTGTAGCATCATGTAATTAAAAATAAAATTAGCCATATCTTTAGGTATAGCTTCTTTAATTATTTGGTATTTATTTTTTTTAAAACTCATATTTGTATAAAGTTATAAGATACAGAAACTCTCCAGCTCTTTTCTCCTTTATCTGTATTAAGGTTTATATCAACGCCATGTGGAAGCCAAGATGGAAAAAATATCATTCTACCCTCTACAGCTTCATAAGCTACAACTCTCCACAACTCTTTAGGCATATTATCTACTCGTCTTGGCATATGTGTATTAGGTCCTGGTCTTGGGTCCTCTATAAATAACTTACCAGAGTTTTTAGGAACTTTAATATAATAAACACCAGACCATAATGAATTAGGATGCGTATGTGTTTTATTGTAACTGTGTGTAGGATTAATATTTGCCCACATATTGCCTAAACCTAATTTTGGTTTTATGCCATAATCTTTATTACACATTTCTGCCATTACAAACAACTCTTGTATTAAAGGTTGATATTCCTTTTTATCATTCATATTAGTTTCGCTATGCCAACCATAACCTGAATTGGTTTTAAACTCTCCTGTTGGTTTGCCTTTTTTAACATCTTGTTTATGCCAAGACTTTATATGTTTAAATAAATATTGATTTAGTTGTTTTGCGTTAGGTAGGTCTCTCCAATAAAAAGGTGTAGGAAATAATACTTCTCGTTTCATTTAAAAGGTGTTCCTCCAAACCACATAACTAAAGATCGCCTTATTCCTTTCTTGACAGGTTCTACTCTATGTTTCATAAACGAGGCAAAGAACACAGCTTGTCCTTGTTGTAATGTAATTTTACTTTTATTATCATCAAAAGCTAAATCTCCACCTTTAAATTCTGATGGATCAGATAACAAACAAGTCATAGATATTTTTCTAATAGGATGTTGTCCTGTTTGTCCAAAAGCATTTAAGTCCATGTGCCAATCATAAAATCCACCTTTAGGATATTCTGTAAATTGTGCTGGTTCTGTTAATCTAACATTATCAAACATCATGTGATTTAAATTAACAATAGATAATTGATTCTCTATTACTTTATACATTTCTGGCATTTTATGAAATGGAATCCAACTTATTGTAGTAACTCTTTTTTTTGTGTCTTGCTTACCAGCTTTACCACCACCTACTTTAGCTTGTTCAGGTTTTTCTTTATGTCCTGCTTGTATAATTAATCTACATTGTTCTGGTGTGAACATGGGTTTAGTTGTTGTTGCTATATAAGATTGCCAATGTGGCATAAAAGGTATCATTCTAATTGTCCTCCTGCTGTTCTACTTGATACTGGGTTATAATCTACATCTACATTACAAACTAATGTTCTACGTTTTTCTTTTGTTCTGTTAAAAGGATAAACACAATGCCTCATGTCATAAGGAAATATATAGAAATCTCCTACTCGCATATTTGGAGAATAATCTGTTTTAGAAAACTGACCATTAGCTGCACCTATAATTTGTAATCTACCATTCATAGGTTTTGATTCTGCTGAATATTCAACGCCTGTATCTTTAGGTAAGTTCATAATCATAACTGATGACAAACCTGTGTAAAGCATACCTTGATGGATATGTACTGGATTGTATTCGTGAGCTTTCATTTCATTAACCCATATAGAGTTTATGTTCATATTGTATTCGTGTATTTTATTCCAATCTAAATAATGTTTAAATACTGTATAAAACCATCTTAATACATCTTGTGAAATAAAATTATGTCTGTGCATTTTATCGCTATCTTTACCTCCATAAAATAAAGATACTTCATCTTTAATTTTACCAACTAATTGTTTATTTGCTTTTGGTAAGTTCTTCTTTTGTACTTGGTATAGTTTTTGTAAATATTTAAACACTTCTAAAGGCACTTGATATTTGAGTACAGTTTGCCCTAGATAGACAAAATCAAACTTCATTTTTTAAGTTTCTTTTTTTCTTTTCCTTTAGGTAATAACTCGCCTGACTTTCTAACTCTTTCTAAAGTATGGAGCTGACCTAGTACATTAAAGACTTCAGGTTGAGAAGAACCTGGTGTTAGCGTGTCTTTTTGATGTTGTAGTCTTAACATATAAGAATCTGCTTGATGGGTATTTACATCCTCTTTGTCAAAGTTTCCATCATCAAACTCTTTCTTTAGTTTAGACCAAGTTGCCACTTCTCTCATTCTATGTTTAGCAACTAGCTCCATACTTGCTTGGGCATAAACTTTTTCTTCTAGTTCTATTTCTAGTAATTCTTTTTCTAACTTATCTGTTTCTTGTTCTATTTTTTTTTCTATCTTTTTAATTTCTACTGCGTTCTTTCTAGCATCAAAAGATAAGTGCATTAAGTTTTCAAAGTGTGTGTTTTGTTCTCTAACTGATTGCCAATACTTTGCAGCTTTAGTTGGATATTTATTATCTGACAATACAGAAAATCTCATCTCTGTTTCTGTACGAAACATTTGTTTCTTTTTCCAAGTATCTTTTAATTCAGGAATAAGTTTTTTAAATTCTTTAACATCATGTTGGTCTAATATTTTTGTCAAATATTTAGACTCTGTTTCTGCAACGATTTGGATGTTTCGTTTTTCCTTTGACATAAGGTAATGTCAATGTACTGATTTATAAATAAAAATCAACTATGTTGTAGTTAGCGTCTTGGTTGCACCACTAACATTCCACTCTTCTGTATTTGCAACATCTGTAGTAGTATATCCACCAAAAGCTATTGCACTTACTGTTGATCCAGCTCCACCAGGAGTGTACCTAGCTGTAGCCAAATCATTAAGTTCTGTCCATGAAGTTCCGTTCCAAAGTTCTGTTGTTGCGGTTTTATTTGGAGAACCTGATTTTTCTCCACCAAAACGTAAAACATTTGTATTTGTGCCATCCGAACCACATCCTGCTTGGGAATTAGCCACATTTATTTCTGTAACTTCTGTCCAAGAAGTTCCATTCCATGTTTCAACATTATTTAAAACACCTGGTTGAATACCTCCACCAACCAACATTGCAGATGTCGCAGTTCCTGCTGAACCACCTGATCTTCTAGCTGTGTTTAAATCTGAAACTTCAGTCCATGAACTACCATCCCATTCTTCTGTTTCTGCTTCATATATTTGTGGAGGATTATAACCACCAAAAATTAATGCAGAAGTATTACTTGCACCTGTTCCATTTGTTGAATCTCTAGGTAAATTTGGTTCAGATACTTCAGTCCAAGAACTACCATTCCAGCTCTCAACTTTATCTTTACCTGTAGATGGGAAACCTGTACTTGCTAAAGCAGATGTTTGTGTTCCTGCTCCTGCAGCAGCAGCTCTTGAAGTGTTTAAATCATTTACTTCTGTCCAAGATGTTCCGTTATATGATTCTGTAATAGTTGATCCATTTGGGTCTCCACCAAAACCTAACGCTGCGGTTTGTGTTCCTCTAGTTGCTGAACCAATATAAGCTCTTCCTGTATTTAAAGAACCTCCACTTGACCACGATCCAGTTCCTTGTGCAGCATATCCTTTAAGTGTTCCTGAACCTGTATTAAACCAAACTTGTCCTAGTTGTACTATTGAACCAGATGGGAAAGACCATTCTTCTGTATTTGCTAATCTAGTGCCTGAAGTACCACCAAAAGCTAAAGCAGAAGTATTATTTGCTCCAGCACCTCCTACTCCATTTCCTCTTGCTGTTGCCAAATCTGCTACCTCTGTCCAACTTGAACCATTCCAAGATTCTGTTCTAGCTGTATTACCAGGTGGAGCTTCTCCAGCAAAAATTAAAGCATCTGTGTTTGATGCTCCAGTTCCTGCTGCATAAGCACTATTAGCATTTAAATCTGAAACTTCAGTCCATGAGCTTCCATTCCAAGATTCTGAAATTGCTACGTATGGTGGTGTTGCACCACCTGCTATAATAGCACTTGTATAAGTTCCCCCTCCTACAGGTATAATTCTAGCTGTGTTTATATCATTAACTTCTGTCCATGCACTACCATTCCAAGATTCTACCTCGTCTTTAGCTGTACTGCTTGGTGCAGCTCCACCGATAACTAAAACTGCAGTTCCAGTCGAACCTGCTCTAGCCGAATATCCTCGACCTGTATTTAATTCAGTTGTTTCAGTCCATGATGATCCATTCCAAGATTCAACAGTTGACCATGAGGCAGGTTCTCTACTACCAGCAGCTAATCCTGCGGTTGTTGTTCCAGCATTGACTACATAACGTCTTGCTGTGTTTAAATCACTAGCTTCAGTCCAAGATGTTCCATTGTATTGTTCGTGAATTGCTACGTCAGAACCAGGAGGAGGTGT